CCCATGCAGATCCCATCCGTAAAACTCGCAACTACAACGAAAATTTGTTTCTGCGCACCGCAGAGGGCAATCCCATGATCGACAAGGCTTACAGAATGGTGCTGGCAGCAGCATAAAGGAGAACGTATGAACGATGTGAGCAACCGGGCTGTCCGGGAATTTTCTGAATTCCTGAACAGCATTGAAGCCGATTTTCCAAAGCCAACTTGTACCACGGCATACGAGATCACAATGAAAAGCACCATTGTCAGTGCCTTGATTACGCTGGACACCGAAAAGCAGATGGACGAGCGTTTTTGGAACCATCTCCGGGTGCAGCGGAATATTCTGGATTTCCTGTATACCCTGTGGCTGGATGATGACCGCACCTTGGTGGACGAGTTTTCAACCATTATCAAAGACTTGGTGGAATACGATTTCTCTATCGTAGAAGAACAGATGAAAGAGAGGTTGAACATTGCATGAAACGACTTGTATCTACATTGAATTTGCCCAAAGAGGATTGGCTCCGCTACCGTAAGAGCGGCATTACCGGCACGGATGCCGGGGCTATCCTTGGCCTGAATCCCTACCGTTCTGCATTTCAGGTGTACCACGATAAAATCAGCGATACCATTGAGAATATGGACAACGAACCCATGCGGCAGGGCCGTGACTTGGAGGATTATGTGGCGCAGCGGTTCTCCGAAGAAACGGGCTTTAAGGTGCGCCGGGCAAATGCCATCTACCAAAGCGAGGAACATTCGCTGCTGTTGGCAGACTTTGACCGTTTGATTGTTGGACAAAAAGCTGGATTGGAGTGCAAGACGGTTTCGCCGTTCTCTGCGGATAAGTGGGCAGATGGAAAAATCCCTGCGCACTATCTGGCTCAGGTTGACCACTATTTAGCTGTCAGCGGTTTCGACTGCTGGTATGTAGCGGCTCTGATTTTCGGCAGAGAGCTGGTCATCCATAAAATCGTGACGGATAAACAGGTGCTTTCTGATCTCATTGATAAGGAAGAGCGTTTCTGGACGAACCATGTTGTGCCCCAGATTCCCCCTGCACCCAACGGTTGCGATTGTGACACCCAGCAGATCAACCAGCTTTATGAGGTAGACAACCGGGACAAGACTGCTGACCTGAGTGCCTTGCATGGACTTCTGGATAAGCGGCAGGAGCTTTCCGACCAAATCGAGCAGATGGAACAGGAAAAGACGGCCATCGAGCAACAGGTCAAGCTGCAAATGCAGGATGCTGCCTATGGCACAGCACCGGGCTATAAGGTGTCATGGGTATCCTCCGAAAGCAAGCGTGTGGATTCCCAACGTCTGCGGAAAGAGCAGCCGGACATTTTCAACCAGTACAGCAAAAATGTAAGCAGCCGCAGGTTCACCATCGTTCATGCGGCATAATTATATGGCGGCAGAGAGCAGCTTCTCTGCCGCCTTTTTTCTTGGAGGTTTGATTATGGCTACGGAAAATCCATTCGTAAAATTATTTGCTATCGACTTCAAAGATCATCTGGAAGTCAAGAAGTCTGGCAATACCGAGCTGAAATATGTAAGCTGGGCGTATGCTTGGGCGGAGGTGAAGAAGCTGTATCCCACTGCCAACTATGAGGTCAAGAAATTCAACGGTCTCCCTTATGTTTATGACCCCATAACCGGCTTCATGGTGTATACCTCGGTCACGATTGAGGGCGTTTCGCACGAAATGTGGCTACCTGTACTGGATGGTGCAAATAAAGCCATGAAAGCTGTGCCTTACACCTACACCACCCCGAAATGGGACTACAATCCTCAGACCCGCCGCCGTGAAAAGATCGGCATGGAAGAACGTACCGTAGAAGCAGCCTCCATGTTCGATGTGAACAAGGCTATCATGCGGTGTTTGGTGAAGAACCTTGCCATGTTTGGCTTAGGTCTGTATGTCTATGCCGGAGAAGATTTGCCGGAAGATGCTGCACCGCAGCCGGAGGCAGAACCGCAACAGCAGCCGAAGCCGAAATCCACCAGCCAAAAGCAGGAACAGCCGCCGATGCCCTGCATCTGCGCTCGTTGCAACCAGCCCATCAAGAGGGTCAAGCTGAAGGATGGCTCCATCATGCAGGCGGCAGAGTTTGCCGCCACCCATGAGGGAATGTGCGCTGACTGCTACAAAGCCACCAGATTGAACGTAGCATAATAAAACTGCTCTATTTCGATGTCACTTGATTCTTGTATGATTCTATATTTCATGGTACACTTACAGTAGTGAGTTCTGAAAGCTCTCCTCTGTGAGCGGAAAGGAGCATTGCATGAAAGATTTGCAGTTTCCTGTTGGAATCTCGAATTTTGAAAAGATTCGAGAAGGCGGGTATTATTATATCGACAAGACCAATCTGATTTCTGAACTTCTTAGCGGTGGTATCGCTGAAGTAACATTGATCACTCGTCCTCGCCGTTTCGGAAAATCCCTTGGTATGAGCACTCTCGCAAATTTTCTGGACATCACCAAAGACAGCAAGCAGATGTTTGAGGGATTGGCAATCTCCAAAAATACAGAGCTTTGCAAAAAATGGATGAACCAGTGTCCTGTGGTATTTTTCTCTTTCAAGGATACGGACGGTCTGACCTTTGAAAGTGCCTATGGAATGCTGTGCATGAAACTGGCATTTGCATTTCAGGATTATCAGTTTCTTCTGGATGACGCTGCTATTTCTGACGATGACAAAGGTATCTTTAAGCGAATTCTGGGACGCACTGCATCCATAGATGAAACCAAAAGCTGCTTTTTGCTATTGACCCGGATGCTGGAAATCCATTTCAAAAAATCGGCGGTCGTCATTTTGGATGAGTATGATGTTCCCATTGCAAAAGCCAGCAGCAACGGATATTATTCGCAGATGCTGGACGTGATGCGGGCTATGATGAGCACCACGCTCAAAGACAATACTTCGCTTGACTTTGCTGTTATTACCGGCTGCCTGAAAATTGCTAAAGAAAGCATCTTTACCGGGACGAACAATTTTGTTTCGGACACGATTCTTTCTCCCCGGTTGAGCGAATCCTTTGGTTTTACACAGGCAGATGTAGATCAAATGCTGAAAGATGCTGATCTTGAATCGCAGTCTGCTGAAATCAAGGCATGGTACGACGGTTATCATTTTGGCGATGCAGACATTTATTGTCCGTGGGACGTGATCAGTTATCTGCGGGATTTCCAGTATGGTGTAGCACAGAAGCCGAAAAGCTATTGGAAAAACACCAGTGATAACGCCATCATCCGTTCTTTCATCGACTATGCAGGCGACAATATCACCACAAAGCTTGAAACTCTGATGGCTGGCGGCTCTATTGTTCAGCATATTGAAGAAAACCTGACCTACGATTATCTACACTCCTCTGAGGAAAATCTTTGGAGTGTGCTGTATCTGACAGGCTATCTGACCAAGGTGCGGGATAAGGATCTGACGGATTCGCTGCCGGATGGCTGCTCTGCGCTGATGATTCCCAATGCAGAGATTCGGGAAATTTTTGAAACCACTGTAAGCAAATGGTTTGACGACAGCGCTAAGGCATGGAACCGCAGCCCGTTGTTTGATGCAGTCTGGAGCGGAAACAGCGAAGCTCTGACAAAAGAAATGACCAAGCTGCTGCGCATGACCATCAGCTACCATGACTATCGGGAGGATTTTTACCACGCTTTCCTTGCAGGCATCTTTACTGGTGCTGGCTATGTAGTGGAATCCAACAAAGAGCATGGCGAGGGTCGCAGCGATGTTATTGTAAAGGACATCCGCAATGGCCGTGTGGCAATTTTTGAAGCCAAGTATTCCAAAACTCTGGATGCTCTGCCGGATGCCTGTGATGCTGCCATTCAGCAGATCAATGACCGGATGTATGCAGCAGACTTCCGGGATGACTATGATGACATCCTCTGCTATGGCATCGCATTCTTCAAAAAGCGTTGCATGGTAAGGAAAAAATAATCACTGTCAGGGAGAGTCTTCGGACTCTCCTTTTTGTTATGAGACCGTTATATTGCTTGTAAATTTCACATCTGTATGCTACTATAATAACAAGAGAAAAGAAGGTGAAGGCATGGCGCAAAAGGATACATCTGAAAAAATTCTGGAATCCTATAACGATGTCTTTTCAGACATTGTGAATGTGCTTCTGTTCAACGGCAAACAAGTTCTGTCTGCGGATGAACTGGAAGATCAGGCTCCACGCTCCTACTACAAGGCAGATGGCAAGATTCGTGAAATTGAGCGAGATGTTGCCAAACGCTGGAAGAACGGAAATATTCGTGTGGCCTGTATCGGCTTTGAAAACCAGACCGCTTCTGACCCCAATATGCCGCTCCGTGTGATGGGCTATGATGGTGCAGAATATCGGGCGCAACTGCTCAACGACAGCGAAAATCTTTATCCTGTTGTGACGCTGGTGCTCTACTTCGGTCACGATAAACCGTGGAATGGGCCGCTTTCCCTGAAAGAGCGGCTGAACATTCCCAAAGAATTTGAGCCGTATGTCAACGACTATAAGATCAACCTGTTCCAGATCGCCTATCTCACCCATGAGCAGGTAGAACTTTTCCAGAGCGATTTTAAGGTTGTTGCAGACTACTTCGTGCAGAAGCGGGAAAACGGCGACTACATTCCGAGTTCGCAGGATTTGACCCATGTGCAGGAAACGCTTCAACTGCTGAGTATTATGACGAATGATAATCGGTTTGAGGAAGCGTACAATACAAATACCGATGGCCAGAAAGGGGGCCCACACAATATGTGCGATGTGCTTGATAAAGTGGAAAACAAAGGAAAAGCTGAAGGTAAAATCGAAGGCAAGAATCAAATGGCCCTTCTTGTTAAGAAGCTCCTCGATCAGAGCCGTATTGAAGATGTCAAGCGGGCTTCTGAAGACGAAACATACCGTGACAAGCTTATGAAAGAGCTTGGAATCAACTAAACTGTATATGACTTAGGGGAGTATCTTCGGATGCTCCCCTTCACTTTTTACAGGACAATCCAAATGGATTGTCCTGTTTTTATTTGGAGGTACACAATGGAAGAACAAAAAATCAAAGTCCTTGCGCTCCTGCCAATGGAGTTGCCAAAGGAGATCGAACTGGACAACACCCTTGAAGCCATGCAGAACTTTGTAGGCGGGCTGATCGAATGCATCGCCTTAAGTGACACCGGTTCAGAGGTCACACTGGTCTGCAATGATGAAGGCAAGCTGCTCGGCCTGCCGCTCAATCGTCCGCTGTGGGATGGAGCCGATGTTCTTGCCGGGCCGGGATTTCTGGCCGGATGCGATAACGAGGGTAATCTGACTTCCCTGTCGCAGAGTGCAATGGATTTCTACAAAGAGAAGTTTAGAGCTTTTATCATTGAAATTTAAGGAGGAACGCCTTATGACCTTTAATGCAATGACCGAACACTACGAGGAGATTACAGTTTGCGGAAAGCCTGCACTGTTCACCAGCATCCGCATCAAGAGAGATACCATCCCGGACGGCCTGTACGCCTACGATGTCCGGCATGATGATGAGTGCCGGGGCATCCCTTGTGAGATCGCGCCCTTTGTGAGGGTCAACCACTGGGGCACCATCATCCTTGCGGAACCGCTGGAACTGCCGGACGGTGGGCGGCGATATATTGACGAGGACACCGACTGGAACTACGCTCCGTTTGGAGGAACAGAGAAAAATCAAAAGCCATGTGTCACAGCGGAAGAATTTATAAAGACCTATGCGAAGCAGAAATGACAGAAAACTTGTGCCGGAAAAGTATTAAAAATACCGTTCGTCATTTTAGCGTTATCAATATGCTAAGATAAATTGCCAAATCTCGCTGTAATTGATACTTTTCTGCACCTACGGCATTTTTGATACGGAAAGAAAAGAGTTATGAGCATTTATAGCTATTGCAGAATTTCTACTGCAAAACAGAGCATTGACCGCCAAATCCGCAACATCAAGGCAGAATACCCGACTGCCCATATCGTGCAGGAAGCTTACACCGGTACATCCATTTTTCGCCCGGAGTGGCTGAAGCTCTACCGGATTCTGAGAGCCGGAGATGTGGTAGTGTTCGATTCGGTGTCCCGGATGTCCAGAAATGCAGAAGAAGGTTTTGCTTTGTACGAAGACCTCTACCACAAGGGCATCCGACTGGTGTTCTTGAAAGAGCACCACATCGATACCGAGACCTACAAAAAAGCCCTGTCCGGCAGCATCGCCATGACAGGGACGAATGTGGACTTCATCTTGAAGGGCATCAACGAGTATCTGATGGCTTTGGCAAAGGAGCAGATCAAGCTGGCCTTTGAGCAGTCCGAAAAAGAAGTTGCCGATCTGCACCAGCGTACCCGTGAGGGACTTTTGACCGCCCGGCTGAACGGCAAGCAGGTTGGCCGAAAAAAGGGTGTTGGATTTGAAACGAAAAAAGCCTCAAAAAGCTTGACCGCTTTATCCTTTTGAATAATAGGGTTTAGGTACAGGATTCCCGGATTTTTGCCAGATCACTGTTCAGCAGCGTTTCATGTTCCAGAAGTTCTTTCTGGACAGCAAGTAGGAAATCTCTGTTATCATAGAGGATTTTGTAGGCTCTGCGGTATAACTCTTCCATCTTAGCTGCTTTTATAACTTCGCTACTGAAAAGTCTTGTCTCTGACATTCTATTATTCGCCGATTCGACCTCCGAGAAACCAGCACCTGCGAGGGATGTCATCCAAAGATCAAGCAGACGATTGGCATTCCGAATGTCACCACAGATGCCGCTACATCTTTCGTTGATACGGTTGCATCCGTTATCAGGCTATCAGATGGGCAAAAGCCGTTACTGATAGCCCTACTAGAAAAGGCTCTCCGTGATTCACCTGCCCCGAATGAAGCATTGGAACGATTACACCTAGAAGTCCAGAATTCCCGGTCACTCGCTGCACCCGGTTTGGAAAAAGCCTTGACTCCTTTATGGGGACAGAAGTTTCTCGAGAATGGCGATTTCGAGATTTTCTCCGGCATCACCTTGCTGGAATTAGGTTCGTTTCCGCCATCCACGCAACACATCGTTGAAGAGGTAGTTTTTGCAGCACTGTTACGAGAAGCCACTCACGAGGATTTCCCACCCACTTTCCTGTACTTGGATGAATTGAGTAACTTCCCATTGCACCAAACAAGTGCACTGGGAAAAATTCTCAACGAGGGTCGCAAATATGGATTGTACTGCATGCTGGTTACTCAGAGCATCCGTAATTTCAAGGCTGGGCAACGGATTTTGCTTCAGCAGTGCAAATATGCTATGTATTTCCAACCTGCTGATGATGAGATTCGTATGTGTGCCCGTTTCATTAGTTCGTCAGGTGGAACCAAGTTGACTTCCATGCTAAAGAGTCTTCAGGTTGGCGAGTTCCTAGTCTCCGGCCCGGTTTATGTAGGCGATTCTGACACACCGACCACCAAGCCGCTGGTCGTCCATAGTAAGCCGCCAGAGGATGTCGTTCCTGCCAGTGATGCACTAACGATTCCGATGCCTTCTGACACCGAGCCAATTCTCCCACCAGCACAGATTGATTTTCTTCCACCACTGGATGAACTTGACGGTTGCGATGATTGCAATGATGAAGATTCCACTCAAAACAATGAGTTTGGGCCAGTCACAGAGGATGTCTATCCTCCCTTGCCAAGTTCATCTTGTGAGCTTTCCTCTGCCTCAATATCGCCCAGTAAAGAGGTCTCCGAGCCACCAAAGCAAGATTTGCTCACACCTGAGCAAATTATCGCATCCATCGCTTCATCGAACCGGCCTCGTTCTTGTTATGATTATTATAGTCCTGCATGGCCACAAACGCAACCCATTGATAGCTCCTGTGTGGAATTTGATTTTAGCCACGCAGATTTTAGCCTCCTTGTACGAAAAGACGACAAACGCTTCGTCTTCACTCCAAATATCAAGACATAAAAATTTTACGTCAATTCAAACAAGTATCATTACTTTGAAGCGTTGAACTCTTCAAACTACAAATATTTTCAGTAGGAAGCACCTATGACAAACAACAACAGCGACTTCATCAGTCTAACCGCAGCTGTCCGCCGCGCTCGAAGCGAAGGGCTGAATCTGAGCTATGCCAGCCTGCGGAGGTTTGTCGCCGAAGGATTCATTCCACACGTGCCCAATGGTAGCCATATTTTAGTATACTATCCAAATGTGGCCAACCTACTGAAGAACAGTATGACTGCTGAACAAAGTCGAGCTTATCAGCTTTCCCGTAGCCGCAGCTAATCCAACCATCTGCCCTCGGCATCATCCTGATGTCGGGGACATTTTTGAAACAGGAGGTTCAAATCTATGTTCTGTGAAAATTGCGGTCATCAAATCTCAGATACCGCTAAATTCTGCTCTGCCTGCGGTCATCCCGTTGGCACAGCACCATCCCCCGGTGCAGAAGCTCCACCTGCTGTTCCAGTCAAGCGAGAATCACCCCGGCTGAAAGCATCATCCGGTAATGGAAGCATCTCTAAGATGTCCGGGATACGCCGGAAGCCATGGCTGCTCCGAATGCCAATCCCAGACCCCCACACAGGTATTACGGTTATGAAAACAGTCGGCACTTACGTTACCCGTGAAGAAGCCGAAGCGGTTCGTGCTGAAATGATGAAACGCCCTGCCACACCATATCAGGATTCCACCTTAGCAAAAATTCACGAGATCTTTCTGGAATCTCGCGAGTACAAAGGCCGTTCTGATAAGGCCCGTGAACTGTATGATCTGGCATGGAAGTATCTAGAACCGCTCTGGTATTATAAAATCGCCGCCCTCTATGCGCAGGACTTCCAGAACATTCTTGATAGGATGGCCGATAACGGCCTGTCTCAAAGCATGTTGGAAAAAGAGCGTACTCTTATCAGTAAGCTGTATCGCACAGCCATTGGCTGGCGTGTCGTGGATGCCAACCTTGCATCTGTCCTAAAAGTCGAAGGGCGCAAATCTCCGGAACGTGAAATCTTCACGGATGAACAGGTAACTCTGATCCTGAGCCAGAAGAACACTCCCACGGGGCAGATGGTAATTGCTCTTCTGGCCTGTGGAGTTCGTATCTATGAGCTGCTGCACTTCAAACACGAAGATTTTCACCGCACGGAATCCGGCGCTTATCTGATTGGCGGCTGCAAGACCGAAGCTGGACGCAACCGCATCATTCCAATTCTTGACTTCGGCATCCCGATTTTTGAACATGCGTATGCCACCTCTGTGGAAAACAGCCCGCTTTTTCCAAATGGCAAAGGAGGTTTTTGGAACGAAAAGAACTGGCGCAACCGCAAGTTCTATCCGTTCTTGGAGGAAATTGGCATTCAGCCGAATCCTTATGACGAGAACGGCAAGCGTAAACCGGAGTTTTCCGGGAAGCTCGCCACTTATACACCCTACACCACCCGGCATACATACGCCAGCCTCTGTGATCGCGCAGGTGTCAACAAGGATATCCTGAAACGTGCTGTCGGGCACACGCCCAAATCCAAAACGCTGGATGAAGTCTATCTCCATCCGAAAGCCAACCAGATGATTGAAGCCTTTGACTCGGCCAATCAACTGGTCAAAGATGAAGTTTTGGCTCTGCCAGAAGAATAACCCCTACATACCAGAAAAACCGTCAACGCATGAGAGAGCAATCTCTCGCGTTTGACGGTTTTCTTTTTTACCCTAAAAGCACTCTTGCTCTGCGCTGTACCTCTTTTTCGATCATCTTCAAGCGATTTGGCGGAAGATTATAACGTGTCGCTCTGCGGTCAAAATGGAAATCCAGCAGCTTATGGAGCATTGTACGGTGACGAGGTTTCATTGCACTCTTTGCAGCTGCAAAGAAATCATCGTATGCAAGCGGAAGCAGTGTGCGGGCATATTCATCAAATGCTTTCTGGTTGTCCCAAAGATCCGTTCCGCCCAGACTGAACAGCGAGTTTCCGTGGTCAAACAGCGGTGCAGGTGCCGCAATCGTGTTGGTCTTATTATCTACCAGCACACCAAAGTTTCCATAGTGGCGGTCAGTGTTGCAGATGATCGCATCAAAGACCAGCATATCTTCCAGCGCATCCACAAAGTTCTGACCTAACGTATGATAATACGCAAAAATTGCTTTTATTCCGCCTTTGGACACAAGCTGTCCGATGGGAATATAAGAATACTCTTTGCTGGTGAACAGCTCACACTTGGAACAAAGCGTCTTTTTCAGATCTTTTGTCAGGGTGTAGCGAATCGCATTCACGCCCATCACCTGCGCAACTTGATAGGCGTACAGTTCCGAGTACGGTTCAAATCCCAGATTACTGAACCCTGACGTGCCACCTTTATAAAGATAGATTTTTCCGTTTTGTCTGCGCCAGCATTTTGGCAGCATCCCGTTGGTCGAGAACTCCGGGCAGGACGCAAGCGAAGTTCGTATGCTGCTGCCATATCCTGTAAAGGCGATTGCTGCCAGCACCTGACTGAATCGGTTATCGTAAAGATTTACTTTTTCAAAGGTGTCACCGGAACCCTCTGCATCTACCCAAAAACAGTCATTGAGCGAAAGTCCTTTGCAGACGGTGATAATTCCCAGCGGACGATTCAAAGAGAGCCCCACCTTGGAGAGCAGAGCATCTACATACGCTCGGTTCTTCGGAATTGTGCGATGCCGCAGCCAGCGTTCTACGCCATCTTCTGATACAGTCAGGTTCAAAGGTAGAAAGGAACGGTTTTCTTCGTAAACCTTTATAATATGGAGGTCAGTATCCGCACTGTCCATGTTCGCTTCAAAGGTAAGCAATGGCAAATCAAAATGCCTGATGGTGTAGCGCACAGCGATTTCTCCTTTCATCCACGATCTTTTCCTTTATTATACGGCATCAGAATCCGAATGAAAAGCACCGCCGTCATTCTGCACAAAATTTAAGGATAAAATTTTATATCCAAAAATCTGCAAAAATCGGGTTTCCAGGGTCATTTTGCCGTTCCTCCCCGAATTTTGCTACAGATCTGCTACAAACTTGCTACAAACGACTGAAAAGGGGGTCTCCTACACGTTTCATTATCAACATGCAAAAGTGAATCCGTTTCACTTTTGCGTATCAAAAAGCACGTAGATACAAGAAAAGGCCGCTTACCCTTTCAGGTAAACGGCCTTACATTTGGTGGAGAATTAGGGACTCGAACCCCAGACCCCCTGCGTGTGATGCAGGTGCTCTAACCAGCTGAGCTAATCCTCCGAATCGGAACACGCTTATTATATCACTGCACAGGCCCAAATGCAAGCCCTAATTTTCGATTTTTGCAAAAAGTTTGGAGCAGCTGTGCTTTTTGATTGCTCTTCGGATTCAAATGGTGTATACTGGGGCTGGAATTCTTTCGAAAGAGAGGTCTTTTTATGATCACTGTACGCGGTATCATCACCTTGCTGGTGCTGGCGGTCCTGTTCGCACTGGCCGTGGTTTGGGTATCCAAGCAAGGCGGCTGGAAGGGCGAGGGCTGCGGCGGCAACTGTGCCTCCTGCCACCAGCACTGCGACACCCCTGAAAAGAAACACTGAGCACACGAATGCCCTCCGGCCGCTCTGGCCGGAGGGCATTTTTGCGTCACAGCTCGCCGTAATGGGCAGCAAAGACCGCGATGGTGCTCAGAAGGTCGCTGTGAGCTTTCTGATAGGTGCTGTAGCTGATGTTCAGCTTGTCCATCACCTCTTCCCGCGTCCGTCTCTCCATGTAGCGCAGCTGCAGGATGCCGCCCCGCAGGCCGGGGTCTGCCTCCCGGTAATACGCCTCCGTTTGCTCAATGGCTTTCTTCCACCCCCAGTTGCGGGGGCCGTAGACCCAGTTCCGCTGCCCATAAAAGCCGAGGGCCTCCTTTGTCTTCCGACGCTGCTCCTGTGTCATCGCTCCTTCTCCCTTCCCGCTCTCAGCCCGCCGGGCCGAAGAAGCAGCGGTCGCGCTGCTCGGTGGTCATCCCCAGCATCTTCGAAAGCTTTTCGGCCTCACTCAGCTTGAATTCGCGCTCGTTTTCCAGCTTGCAGCGGAGCGTGCCGCTGCTGATGCCCAGAACATGGGCCACATGGCCCAGCTTTACGCCGCGGCTGCGGATGCAGTCGCGGAGCATCATGGTGTCGGTCATAGGCGTTTCTCCTTTCCGTTTTACGTCTCAAGTGTTCAGTACAATCATTAGTTGTATTATATTCCTTGGTTGATTATTTGTCAACATTATTTGCGAAATAGCCGATTAAAAGTTGATTTATAGTAAATTTTTTGTTATACTAGCCTCAGAACACCGAAAATCATGCATCGAGATAGAAAGCGAGGCCCTTTATGTCTGACACCGATCTATCCGGCCGCATCCGGCAGCGCCGGGAGCAGCTGGGCCTGTCGCAGGAAGAGCTGGCCGCCCGGATGGGATACCGTTCCAAATCCTCCATCACAAAGCTGGAAAAAGGCATCAACGACCTGCCCCGGGCCAAGCTCGAGGAGCTGGCGGCGGCGCTGAACACTACCCCTGCGTGGTTGATGGGCCTTGTGGATCTGCTCAGCCCGCCGCCGGGCTTCGAG